TTAATGCTTTAAAGACTTCATAATTCTCAACTTTACTTTGTTGTCCATCAATAACACTTTTAATAGTCTTTTCAGGTAATTGGTCTTGATTAGGTAATTTTTCTCTTACTTGTGTTAGTAATGTATTTAATAAATTTTTTTGTAAATTAGATGTATCACCTAAATAATTTTGAATTGTTTGTTTAAAACCATCACTTGTTATACTCGGAGAATATAATTTTTGTGTGGCATACATCTTAACTAAAGGAGCACATAATGTAATATTTTGAGTATTGAATCCAATATTATTATCAATAAAAAAATCGGTTATATATGAACCACTATCACTATAAATTAAATTTTGAATTGTTGAAAATCCAACTTCAGTTTCTAATGCCGCCCATTGTTGTGGATAAGATAATTTAGATTGTTCTAAAGTTATTGTTCCTCCACCAGGTAATGTATTAAGAACATAAGGGTCAAATTGAATTGGGTCAACAACAATTGGAGTTGTTAAATTTTGTGATAAAAACGAATCAAAAATTCTTCTTTTATAGTTTGCAGGATTACCATACTTTAATAGAACATCATACTCTAAGAAAGACTTCATCGTATTAGTAAAAACACCTAATTGATTGTCAGCAAGTGAATTAAAATATTCCGTATTTGTTGTTGTTGATTGTTTTGTCGTAACACTCATCAAACCTCTAAAAAGATATTGGAAGTTTTTATAAACAGCATTAATATCAACAGGTGAAACACCAATTGCTACTTGAACTTGTGGACCTAAATCAATATCCGCGATTGGTTTACAAAAGTTTAAAAACTCTTGTTCTAATTTATCTAAAATACTTCTATCAAATACAGAAAAGATTTCTTCTATTTTACTATACTCATCACTTGATAATAATGTGAATGGAGATTGACTTGGTGTGTTTGGTAATATTTTATTAACATATGAATCAGGTTGTGGTTTTACAACTTGATTGGCATCAAAATAACCATAGTTTGGTGTTGACCACAATAATCTAACAGAACCATTATACATAGATTCGTTATTTGTTAAATTAACTTTGGTTGTTCCATTTGAAACACAATTCAATTCGGCTTGATTTGCCAACACTGAACCAAATGATGGAACAATAAAATATTTTGGTCCAGTAACCACAATTGATGGTGGTACTTCACAAGGTTCACTACTCGTTGTTGGGTCTTCAATATTATCAGGAAGGATTACTGACCAAGTTTGAAAATTAAGTGTTGTGTTATTTTGTGTTGCATTAAAATTAGAATCATCAAAGTTATAAACTTTCATACCTTCATTAACACTCTTCTGTATTTCAGAGTTAGTATATCCACTATATAAATCATATCCCTTGTAAAATACGTTAAAGTCATTAATAACTTTAGGGAAAAATCCTGTTTGAATTTTAATGTTTGATGTTGTTTGTTCTTGTAATGTTATTTGTTTAACACCATCAAATGTGAACTCATATGTCTTTGTTTCGGCACTTGTAATAGGGTCAAAGTTTTCTTTGTAGTTAAAGTTTTTCCAAGCGGAATCAATAATATCAATACCTTGTTCTTTATATGTTTTATATCTATACCAAACAGAACCTAACTTAAGAATCCAAGCATATGGCATTTTATGAATAGCACCAAACTTTTTAAAACAAGAAGCAATATAATCTAAATCATTTGAAGTACCTAATGTCTTATATCTTTCTCTTAATGATGCTAATGGTAATGAATTTAAAAATAAATAAGCGGCTTGGATATATGGGTATTTATCATTTCTTCTCCAATTATAAACTCCATTTTGTATCGCATTAATAAAATATGGAGTATTAAGTATTGATGTAATTGTTTGAGTTGATAAACTAAGTGTTGGTGAAATGTAATTAACATAACCTTCTGTTGGTACAAAATCAAATACCTCTCTACCTTTAAAGAATGCATCTAATCCAACAATATTATTTAAACTTGGTGTTGTTGGATTTAAATATGAAAAGTTGGTAACAGGTCGGTTTGTTGTTTTATTGTAAACACTGGTGAAATTAGATATAACATTTCTTTCATCAAATACTGTCATTACATTCTTAGTATCATATACTAATTCACCTTTACTAAGGTTACTTGAACTCATATTATTTTCAACCCAAGAAGGATTAGTAAACGGATATGTATCAATAACCAAAGGAGTATTTGAAGCATTTTTAACCAATTGAGTTAATGCTTCAGAACTTGGTGATTCTTGAGGAATTTTACCTAAATCTTTTATACTAAGAATATTAAACGAATTTTCTGTTAAATTTTTAATATATGGAGTTACGAATAAATCTCTACTAAATTCTTGGTAAGCCCTACCAGTTCCTTCGTTTGATATTGATTTTAAAAACAAAGGATATCTTGGGTCATTTAAATCATAATTTTTTAATTTAAAAGTAATATACGGTGAACTAATTCCAAGACCTGAAACAATATTATTAGTTTCTGTTTCAATATTTAAGTTAATTAATTGATTAACTTGATTTTGATTTGCTCTGATAAATCCAGAATAATTTGCGGTTAAGAATTGTCTTTCCCATATTTCATAAAAAAATTTAACTTCTTCTTTATTAGCATAAGCAAGACCAATTGAAGGAAATTCAATCGCGTTTATATTAATTATTTTAGTTGTCTGTCCGTTGTCGGTTGGTGGTTGATTAACCGGAGGATTAAACTTTTGAGTTAAACCTCTCATAAACTCTTCAACAAATTCAACCTCAGGCCATTTTTCATACAAATAACCTTTAGTAACACCAACGACCGATGGGTCACCAATATATTTTAATTGAAATCTTCCTCTTTTATCATCAGGAGTTTCAACAAAAAATTGAGGCCAAGGATAAACAGGTATTTGTGAATTATCATAATTTGAATTATTATTTAATGCCGTTGGAGCAACAGGAACATTATCAACAGTGTCGGTTCCTTGTGCCGCAGTTTGATTATTTATAATTACTTCTTTTCTAACTGGGTCATACTTAACATTCCAAGCGTTGGTGTGTACATCATCAAGTAATCTAATAAACCCTTCCGCCGATGCCATAACAACCGCAGAAATATTTCTTACACTAGGTTTAAATCCAATACCCGTATCAGAGTTTTCAATCTTTCTAGCCAAATCTGCCGATATAGCAGTTTCATATTCCGATAGTTTTTTATTGGCCTCAGTTTCAATTTGTGATATTGTTCTATCAAATCTATCTACACCATCAAAAATATACAACGGTTCGTTAATTTTTGAAACTTTAGATGGGTTTTGTTGAGTTCCTTTAGTTGTTTCTTGAACAGGTCTTAAAATATTTTCAATATATCTTTTTAAATTAACTAAGTCTTCATTAGTTGGAGAAGTAATTCCAGTTTGTTCTTGAAGTGTCTTTAACAAATCAACACTTTCAACATCAATATCAATAATAAACATATTATACGTAATACTATTTTTAATTGGTGATAAACCTTTTTTACCTAAAACAGGATTTGATGCCAATAAATTATTATAGTCCGTTGTTTGACCACTCAATAAACTTTTTGCTGTAACTCTAACTTGAGCATTTGCCGGTGTTAAATATTGGTTTTTAAATGTATAAACATATTCACCTGTCACCAAAACGATTGGTTTTGGGTTCATATATGTTTTAAACCAAGAATTAGAAGCTCCTCTAACTTGATTGAAATACGAAGATAAAACATCTTTATATTGTCGGATATCGGTTAAAGGTTGAACATTAGCAGGAGGATAAGAAGCAATAATCGATTTTTCGAAATTACTAAGTTTACTCATTAATTGAGCAACCGTTAACTCAGGAAAGTCCTCAGGAATTAATTTTTTGGCTTTATATTCACTATAAACCTCAACTATTTTTTCATAACCTCTTTCCGAAACTATTTGTGTTACAACATTATCTTGGCTATTTGTTGGTTCTGAAACTCTAACACCTAAAGCTGATGAATTTTTTCCTAACTCTAATGTCTCTGTTGGTCTCGAAACATCATATCTTGTACTATACATATGTGGTGCTGCCAACAAGTTTCCAATAGAAATTTCATTAAGAATATTAAACTTATATCCAACAAACTCTAATCTAACTTGGTAATTACCACTAAATGAGTTATAACTAGCATTAAATGTCTTAAGGTTTAATTGGTATTTAATGGCTTGACCATAATAACCTTTAAGGGTTAAATAAAATGGACAATATGGTAAATTAAAAAATGCGGCATAAGGTGAACTATTACCTAATTGAAATAATGCTTTACCTTGAATATCTTCTAATAAAATTGTAACACTTGGAATAAATGAAGTGTTTGTTGTAACCTCAATCGATGTAATACCTAACAACCCACTATCAACAGTTTTACCTTCTTCATTGGGTGACATTATCTTATAAGCTTGATTATTTGGACCAATTATTGTCTTCTCCTTTAGTTGATTAACACCTTTTTGGTTTGTAGCATCTTTACCAGTTAATTCATCATAATAACCACTACTTAAGTAAGTTCCTTCTGTTGGTCTTAAGAAATTCATCTTAGCAACCGAAATGGTTCTAATTCTATCTTCAGGACTACCACCAACAGATAATTTTGTCCTTGGTACAACTTCTGCTTCTAAGTTAGCATACATAACCAAATTTTCGTGGTCAACTAATCTTTCAGCAATTTTACCAAACGCATCAATTGTTTTGTTGGGGTCAACAACAATTATATTGTTGTAATCAAAATCAACTAATATGTTTCCACTGTTGTCTCCTGGTCTGTTACCTGCCATAATAATAAAAATAATTATCTAAAGACGCTTTATAGTCTTGTAATGATGGTAGTAATGGATAAGGAATAATCAATACCGCACCATCATATATATTATTTTCAAGTCCTCCAAATTGAGGATTACCTTGTAATATTAACCAACCAAAATATGGTGAGTTATAATATTCTTGTGAAATAATATCTAATCTACTTTGAGCAACTTTATAAATGTAATTTTTATCTGTGGTTTTTTGTGGTAACTCAACGAAGGGGACAACTGTTTGTTCTCCATTAATTAAAAAATCACTATATCTGTTCCAATATTGAAATGCCATTATAATAGTTTTGTTTTAGATACCCAAGTTGATGGTGAAATTTCATCATTCCAAGTTTTAGCGTCAGTGTTTAAATTACCAAATTGTCCTAACCCTTTAATCAACGTTATTTGATTATCACTATTGGCGTTTTCTGTTGTATAAGTAAACACTCGTTTCTTACCTTTAGTATAAGGGTCAAATTTCAAAAACCTAACCAATTCTTCCTTTTCTTTTTTATCAATTATTGCAATGGTAATTTTATTTTCGTTTTCAAATTGTGGTCTTGTTTGGTCTTCCCAATAAAATTTAAATGCATCTTCCAAGTCAGTTCTATACGTTTTGTAATCCGGATTAATAATAACATTACCAATTAAAGCGTTTTTAAATGTTTCTTGTTTTTTTAAATCAATAACGTCATTTGACATTAACATATAAACCCTTCTTAACGAATTGTCTTGAAAATCATCCTTTAGAAAAGGATTGAAAACATCTTTTGTTTTAATTTTTGTACCTTCAGGAAACACTAATGGTCCGGAATATGGTTTACCATCAGTCCATACTATTTCGGTATTAGTAGTTATACTGGTATTAAACTCGGAAATATTTTCACCAATTTTTTTTATATCGTTTCTTAATTCTAATAATGTTGATGAAACACCTGAAGTAGTATCAACATCACTAGTTCCATAAGTAATGTATGTTGTTATTTGTCCATTCTTTTTAGCAAATCCATCAGTACCAGTATCGGTAAACGCTGGAACTTGATAAGTAATTGTATTAGTCCTTGATAATTTTGGAATATAATCTTGTTGAACATTTACCATTCCTTGAGTTATCATCGTTACAGGATTTTGATAAACACCTTTTTTATCCTGTAAGAATTTAACGTAATTATCTTTAACTTGACGAATAATTTTATTTGGGAAATTATATTTTGTTTTCTTTTCATCATTAAATTTTCCACCATTTAAAATTTTAATGAACCCTTCATCATCACCTTTAACATCAGCAATTAAATCTGAAAATATTTCGTCAATTCTTTTTTCAACATTATATGGTTTTCCAAATAATAGTACTTTTTGAATATTAGCATCTATATACACATTAAATTGTCCTTCAGTATAAGTTCTTTCCAACATCCATTGTTGTCTTAAAGCATTATTATATTGATTAACACACTCTTTATTTTTATTAACAACATTTGTGAAATATGTTTGAGTATCCGTAATTAAATTATCCATAAAAGTTTGATAACTTGTTGTACCCGAAACAATATCACCAACATTAATCGTTGTTAATATTGTTCCAACTGTTGATTCATTTGTCTGACCTTGATTAGGCAACGCGTCATTAAGTGTTGGTGCTGGAATATTTTTATTAGCATCTAAAATTTGTTTATCAATAACCTTATAACTATCATCTGTTGGTGTTGCTCTATCGTCATAAATTTCAGTATTAGCATAATAGTTAAATGTTAACGCATTCTGTAATTTATCAACCGATTCTTTTAATCCACTACCACCAACAAAGTTAAATCCCATTGTAACATTGGCAATCATAGGTTGAACACCAATACCTTCAGGATTAATATCTAACTCTTCATAGGTAAAATTTAAACTTGTTGGAATAATTTTTGTATTATAAAAGTCACCGATTCTTAATACTAAAACAGGAGGTGCTCCAAAAGACGTGTTTGTGGCGTTGTTGTATTCTAAAACATCTTTTCCACCAACAGATTTAACTGTTGGTATTGTGTCACCAGGTCTCATACATTGTTGTAAGAATGTAAGTCTAGAATTTAATCCTTCGGGTGTCATTGAGTGAAAAGCCGGTTGGAAAAACTTTAACTTTTCTTTTAAGTTATCATAAACCATCGGAGTTTCTTCTTTTATTGTTTCAAAATAATCACACTCAGATAATAACGCCCTTAGTACTCTTTTACTAATATTATCTCTAATAACAGTTTTTTGTTCTAAAACATTCTGAGTAACCGTCTTAATAACAACATTACCAAGACTAACATCTATTTTTTGTTGTGGTGCTTGAGATGGTGGTTCATCTAATTTAGATTGAATATCTGAAATAAACGCTCTTCTACAAGCCATAGAGTTTGTTGAGTATATTTTTTGTGTTTTACTTAAGCTGTCAAAATCGTTATCAGTACATTTAACCTTTGTACCTGTAATAAATTTTTTAGTCTTAGAATCAAATTTTTGAACCTGTGCATTTTCACCCAAAGGCTTCTCTATAAATAGTAATCTTCTTAATTGTACAAACTCTTGTATTTTAGTATCCGCAGTCATATATGTTATTGCAGAATCAATACGTCTTTTAGATAACTTTTGATTGTATTCTTTTTTTGCTGGAGCAGATGCACTACCAGCCAAGGATATTGTTACCGTACCAGGATAATTAGTCATTTGAGTTTTTAACTCATTTATAAATTCCTCAATACTATCTTTGTTTGGTTTAATTACCGTTTGAAAAAAGTTTGTTGTTTGTGCTATTATTGTGGTGTTAGGACCATAACTTCCTTCTTGACTAATATACGGTGTATATGTATCAATATAATTTACACCAAGTTGTTTCGGAACATCATTATCAAAATAAAACCCTAACCCAACTTTGTTATATGAATTTAATTTAGTATTTGCTTCCGCAGCAGTAATAGTTCCTTGAGCAACTGCATTAATATTACTAACAGTATCTACAGCATATTTAAGAGATTCTTGTGGTAATTCTTTTGATGTAATGGCTTGTTGAATTTGAAATAAATCATTTTGTTTTATTGTATAATATTTCTTAGCAAGTTCATATAAATCATATTTTCTGCATCCAGCAAAGAACGATTCCAAAATACTATCAATTCTTACTTTATTGGTTTCATTATTTAAAACTTTATTAACAATAACATTTAATACTGACGGATGGTCAACAACGATTTTCCAAGTTAATGTACCCGTTCTTGAAGTATTCTTATATGTATAAATTGGTTCGGGTCTTCCCAAAAATTCATTAGCGTTCCAGTTAGCACTAACAGCTTCAGTAAAAGTTAATCCATATGGAGGGAACCACATTACTCTACCACCGTTAGGTCCTCTTTCACAAACCGGCAAATCAGCAACCGCATAACCCGGAGCATTTGACGTAGCCCAAGCCAAGTTCTCAATCGAGAACATATATTTTTTGGCATAACCATTATTCTCATTTCCAATTAAGTTTGTCGAATCTTGACCACCTTCTTGTTTGTTTGGAGCAATATTAAGGTTATAGGTATTATCCAATACCGAATAAGAAAATCTTCTACCTTGTGTGGTAATACCATCAGTTTTTTGTAAATCATTAAATTGAAGATATGGTGTATCTTTGGCAAAAACTCTACAATATTCCGTACCAACTTCTTGTCCAATTGAACCGATATATGAAAGAACCCTAGAACCCTTTGTAATCTCTTTATAACCATCGTGAAAGACCTTACTCACTTGGTCAATAGCATTACCTACGTGTTGTAATCTTTTACCTCCTTGAGGTTGGCTATCAATAATTCTTTGGGTGTCATCTAAAATTGAACCTTCACGATATACTCTATTTGTTGACTCGGTTGAGTTATATGATGACGGTCTAAAGTCTTCATCTTGATTAAAGATTGCTCCACCAAGACCAACTTTTTTTCCGGCATTATCTTTATACTTTGGAGAAACCCAAGTAAATCCACCTTCAATACCACCACCATTACTATATGTAGGACCATTAGCACCAAGTCTAACTTCTTGTGAAGGACCTTCATAAAGTTGAGCAAGTTCTTGTGGTCCATAGACCGGCATTTGTTGTTCCTGACCATAGGTATTTACAGGTAAATCTCCTGATGGAGAAAATACTCTTGACGGGTCAGAGGTAATAGAACCTACATAGTAATCACTATTATTGGTTGTCGAACCAACGATAGCCCCACCCAATCTGTCAAATAACGTTCTATCAAAACTTGGCTTATATTTGTTATAATCAATATTACCAAATAAACGGGACTTTTGTCCCCCACCCATATTGTTATAAAACAGTTGTGAACCTGTTGTATTTGCTCCCAATAAACCAGTTAATAACTTTCCAACCGTAGATTGTCTATAGGCGTTCTGTAATTGTTGAATTGTTGTTGGTTGACCTGGATTGATACTTGGGTCAAAATATGAACCAGGTATTGTAGATACAGGTAAAATACTACCAGCAAGTCTTAAAGCAAAATCACTAGCAGCAAGAATTGGATTTGATGAAATTGTAATCCTATAGTTAGGTTCAATTAAAGGAACTCTACCGGTTATAAGACTTAAAATGTCTGTTCCACTTCTTACGTTGAATATGTTGGCTCGTCCAATTGTGTCTTGAAGTATTTGTGCTGCGATTCGAGCTTGAAAATCTTTTCTTAAGTTTTCAGCACCCATTCTTGCAATATATGAATCTTGACTTAACAGACCATCACTACCTTGTGGGTTTTTAAATAATAAGATTGATACTGGAGAATAACTTGAAGGGATGAATAATGATGGATTAAAATTATTTGAATACGGTTGTCCGTTTCCTTGTCTATCTTGGTCAGGTGTAACTGAATTAAATGTTCCAATTGCGTTCGCAGCATCTAATCCCTGTCCAACACCAGCATAAGCGTTTAATGGTTTCCAAGCCGGTGAAATGTTTCCAATACCCTTATCCGAAGCAATAAACGATTCATCAACAATATTGGCATCTTGATAACCATATTCCCCCTCGTTTGATTTACTATTAAGTAATCCGTTAGGGTCGGGGGCTTGTCTATAACCACCATCATTTCCATATTGATTTAAGGGAAATAATTTGTTGGCTAAAGAAGGTTCGTCAATAAGTTGGTCAGGACTATCAATAACAGAATAATCTGATTGACTATACTCAAAATTAATAGGTGGTGTAAACTTACTAGGAGATTTACTATAAGGTTGTAAATTCCTTTTAGTAAGTCTTGTTAAGAAGTTTTCAATATTAATTAAATCTAAAGGACTTGTCGCCATCTATGTTTTATTTATAAATAGATTGATGGTATTTTTTTTTATTTTTTTGTTGGTTTCATTTTTGTTGGTTCAATTTGTGTTACTGATTTTGTAATATGTTGTATAAAATCTGGACTATTAAATGTATCAACAAGTCTTTTATTTAAAAATTCAACACTAACACCTTCTTTAGCTTCAATTTTAACTGTTATAACACCACTAAAATCAACTTTTTGAGGTGTACTTTTAACTGGGTCTTTACTCATTTCCTCAATTTGTCTTGCTCTTGCACCACTAGCACCAAATACCGAAGCACCACCTACCTCAGGTATTGTTTTAATTTTAGTTTTAACCGGTCCTGCTTTACCAGTATCAACCGCCTTTTTAAATTCTTCGATGGCAGACCTAAAACCTTGTTCAGCTGCGGAAGTACCTTTAACACCAGCAATTAAATTACCTAAAGATTTAGAAGTCGCTTCACCAATATTTTCAGTTGAACTGATGAATTTTTTTTCTAAAGATTCAAATCTAGATTGAAAACTTTTTTCATCAATTTTACCGGATGTTTTGTCCATAATTAAAGATTGAATAGTCTGTAATGATTCACTTATAAATCCACTAACTTCTTTAGTTTCTGGAGCAGCAGCTTTAATTTCTTTCGCAATCGCCATTCCAATATTACCAAAACCAACTGTATTAGAAACAACTTCTTTTGCTCCAGCAGCTCCATATCTTAATTGATTTACAGCAGATTCTAAAGTTGAGTAAATATTTTCTAAAACACCTAATTGACTTTTTTGAACCGCTTCAACAGTTTTTGGAGCGTTTTTTTGTTGTTCAATTAACTCATCAAATTCTTCTTGGTTAAGGTTCTGTAGTTCTTTTTTAGTATTGTCTTTTAACTCAACTTCATATTTACCACTTTTACCCATACTTGCGATGTTAGCCAAGAGTGTTTTATCACTTTCATCTTCAAAATTAATACTTGGATTTATGGCAGATAATCGAGTATCTAAATCGGCAGCCGCCAAAGCACTTTTTGTTAATGTTTCATAAGAAATGTCCGTTTCTCTAGCCATTTCTTTCAAGGTTAAAATACCTTGAGGGTTTATTCTAAATGATTTTGTTTTTTCGTCAAAATAAGTAAATTGTTTTGTCGCCTTAATTAAACTATCTTGTAATGCTCCAGGGTCATTAATCGCGTCATTCATCAATTTAAATGGGTCACCCAAACTACCTACAGCTAAACCTAATCTTTGAAATGCTGCGGACATATTAATAGCACCTTCGGGAGTAATAACTTTGTCGGCAAAATTAGCGGTTTCCCTCATATCAAATCTTAACATTGATGCTTGTGCTGCCATTTTAGTCAACCCTTGTACACCATCATTAAAATTAAATCTATTCATTAAATCTAAATTTTTGACAACCTCTGATGTCACAACTCTAGCATTTAAACCTAAACTTTGAACATACTCTATCGATTCTTCAATGTTTACACCAATTTGAGAAACTTCATACCCAACTTTACCAAATGATTCTGTTAAAAAAAGAGCACTAGTATCTAATATTTTTGCTGAAGCATATAATTTAGTAACTTGTTCTTCATTTGCAATTACATTTCGTCTTGAACCTTCAGCAACTTCCGCAATTGTTTTAGTAACATCACTAACACTACCACCAAGGTCAGTTATTGATGCAACGGAAGCAACAATTGCATAATTCATTTCCTCAATTCTAGTCTTTCCACCAACAAATGACTGGTTAAGAGATTGAGCTTCAACAATCATATTTGAAATTGCAGAACCAACACTTTCTAACGGACTTAAAATTTCACTAGCTAATTTTGCTATATCCTCTAAAGATTTTTTATTATAATCGTCTGCCATAATTTAATTTCTCATTACCTATAAATAGAAGAAGGACTAATTTTTTAGTCCTTCTTATTATTTTCAACCCATTTATCTAATAAATATTTTCTCATAAAAACGGGCATTACCATAAAATCTTGATACGTTATTTTCATTAACGTATTTAAGTAATAAAACTCATCAAGTTGTCCTTGTCTATAATCCGAAGAAAGGACGAAAAAAGTCAACCCCAAAACCAACGTTAACTGTCAGTTGTTCTCCTGATGGGGCTATTACTACTCTCGACATATCGAGCTTTGGTTCATTATCATCCATAAACTTACGATAAGTTTTAGAATCAAAAATTGGCATTGACTCAACAAACTTCGCAATTTCAGTTTTATCTGTTGTTCCATTTACCTCAACAATTTCTTTATTCATTCTCCAAGTCACTCTTGGTATAACACGTCCTTGAGGATATGTTTCAGCCATTCTGGATAACTCCGTAATTTCACCATAAGTTAATGGTTTAGCTTTAATTGTTGCTTGAGATTTAGGTAAATTAATTGAAAAAGTACCATCTTCTGATGGTTGTTGTCCATTAACAATTGAAAGTTGGTCTAATAAAACATTTGCTTGAAATGGTTTTTTAGTTACCGGGTCTGTAAGATTTAACATCATTTCAGGTCCAAATGCTGTGTTTCTTAAAAAGATAAGAATTGCCTCAACATCACCTTCAATTAATTCTTCTACTCGAATATCAGGTTCATATATTTTTGACCTTAATAAATTAAGAGTTAAGTCTTTTGCACCACCCATTAAAATATTTTCATCGGCAGCGGTAAGATATCCCACCTTAATTGATTTCTTTTTATTTTTATAAAAAATACCTTGTGAAGGTAATGGTACCACATCGTGTGGTAATGTAAAATTTTGTTGACCGTAGTCGTTTGATTGTTGATTGTCCATATAAAAAAATAACCGTAAAGTTTAGCTTTACGGTTAAATATAGTGAGTATTGATTTTTTATAAATAGTAATCAATAAACTAACACACATCTATCCATTCTTAAAGTTGCCGCAATTGTTGCCAAAGCATCTTGAGAATATGATAATGTGTTAAAGTTAACGTCAGTTAAGAATGTTCCATAAAGAATCCACTTCTCAACAACAACACCCGTTGGGTCTAACATCTCCAAGTCAATATCTTTTTTATAACCCGCAGCATAACCCATACGACCCGTAACTGATTCAGCGTGTAAACGTACCCACTCCATCAATGCTTGTGCCGCAGAAGGACCAATTGGGTCTCTAAACGTAACATTTAATGCTTGCCAAGTGAATCTTCCCGCAACATATGTTGATGTATTTAGGAAAGGGATTTCTGTAGCAGCAATTTGAATATGTGGTCTCTGAGCAGTTTCTACGAACCATTCATTTATACCCAAACTTGATGGAAACCTTAAGATGAAACGATTCTGACGTTTTGGTTCATAAGGAACCGGCATTTTCATTAATAAATCAGCCATATTATTTTAATTTTTATTATTTTATTTATTCTTATAAATATTAGTTAGTTAAAAATATTTCTATTTACTTTTTTTTATATAGAATTATTCATTATATATAATTTCTAGTACTAATATATATTCTAGTTTATTTATATTCTTTCTTAATTCCTCCTGATGTAGAATAAGTCTTTACTATATTATCTGGTTTTTTATTAAAATGTTTACTCATTAATTCAACATTTCTTAAATCGTCATCTGAAAAACCAATAGATATTTTACTAGGGACAAATTTATTGGACACATCATTTTTGAGGAAAGCTCTCTTATTTAAGATACCCGCCATTCCTTTAATATAATCTACAAAACCTTCCATCGCTTTGACTTTCGCAACCTCAGGATTGGCAGCACCTTCTTCGTCTCCAAAAGAAACGGGGTGGTATTTGTTAAGTTCTAAATATGATTTAATTAATTCATTATCAGTCATATCATCTTCATCAGTAAAACTTCTATATTTTTTTAAGTTCTTAATAAGTGATTCTTTATCAATACCATTAAAACCGTTAATAATATAATTATAAATTCCCTCTTTAATAGTATTTGGGTTATGACCTCTTGCGGTTATAATCGCAAATATTGAACCATTATTAATTGCTTCTCTAAAGTCATTAAATGCCGGTCCTAATTTCGCTCTCATCGAATCAACTAAAAATTCTTTGTCTCCTTCTGTTGTGAAATTACGAAATGGATTTTCCGCAAAATCAACAATTACATTACCTTGATACGTGAATGGTTCTTTACCAATTTGACCTCTAAACTCAGCAAAATCGTCCGTACTCATACCAACCTCATCACCGTCTTCCGACTTTAAAATAATCTTTGTCGGCATATGAACAATATTATCGTCCCAATCGAATGCATAATATTTCATATCTGGTGAACCTTCGGGTTTAAACCCTTCTTTAATTACTTTTTTCATATTTGGCTAAAAAGTGGGGACGAATCCCCACTTATGTTTTTTATTAAATATTCTCAAACGAAGCTCCAGTTGGAGTAATAAAGAACTCAATATCGATGAATTCTAATGCCTTCGTAGGTTTAAGATATATTTTACCTGTTAATGTATTTCTATCTAAATCTTCAGGAGAAGATGAAACTGTTACACGGAAATCGTATAAACCTCTGTCTCTTCTAATCGCATCTAAAATAGGGTTAACACTATCTAAGAATTGTTGTCTAACGATTTGGTCGTTTTGTTCAAACAATAATCTTACCGCTACTGCTGATATTAACTTACGAGCTTGTAATAACAATCTTCTTACGTTTAATCTGTTTAATGCTGTGTCAGAAACTTGAAGAGTTTTGTTACCCCAAATAACTGTTCCAACATCAGCAAAAGTCGCGATTGGATTGATTCTACCTTGATATAAAGTATCTCTATCTTCTTGAGTTAGTTTCTGTCTTGCTTTAACTGAGTTTACTAAACCTCTTGTGTAACCCGCAGATGCGAACCAAGGGAAAGCAATGTTATCAGTCAATGCTAAGTTTCTACAAACTTCACCAGTTGGTGGTAAATAGATTTGAGTATTACTTACAGTATCTCTAACTAAAATCCAAGGATAGTAGGTAGCTGTGTAGTTTGAATCAATTCCTGTATTATCCAAGTTATCAACCGCTTCTTGTGAATAAATAATATCTAAAGAGTTAGTTGAATCCGGAGTATACATATTGTAATCAGGAGTTGTTGCGATGTAAACCGAGTCAGCTCTTGAATATTGAACCATATCGATTGCTTCTTCAACAAGATTAGAGTTGTTAACATAATCAATACCTGTTGTTGCAAAAACGTTAATGTTTGTTGCTTCAGGGTTTGCAAATGTTAATACACCTAATAAGTAAGCATAGTAGTCAGTGT